GAAGGCCCCGCCGTCGACGAAGTGGAAGAAGAAGAGCTGGGCGATGAGGTCGACCGTGGCCTTGAAGTTCCCGGTGAACCCACACCCGCTCGTGCCGAGCGTGCCCCTGAAGCCGTTCGCGTCCGACTCGAAGGCGAAGCCGGTGGCGCTGCCGGTCCCGGCCGTCCCCACGCCCTGGGAGAACTTGAGCTGGCCGGTCGCCGTGGCCGTCGCGGAACCGGAGAAGCCGGGCACCGTGACGACAGGGAAGTTCATGGTAATCGTCGCGCGGTCGTTGACGCCGATCTGCGCGGTGAATTGCCCGGTGGCGGCCAGCGAGAGCACGGCCTCGCGCGCCTTGCCGACCGAGTTGCCGCTGAGGTTGGCCAGGCTGGCCGACAGCGTGTCGACATCTCCGGCGGTGATGCCGGCCGCGTTGCCGGTGAGCGCCGTCGCCTTGCGGAACTGTTCGCTCTCTTCGTGGCCCTTGGCGTAGGCGAAGGCCAACAGGCCCACCGCGCCGGCCAGGCCGAGCGTGGCCACGCGCGTCACCGTCATGGTCTGGGCGATGGCTCGAAACACGTTGCCCACGCCGCCGAACTGGTCGCGCAGTTGGCCGCCCTGCTGCAGCAGCACCAACCAGGCGGCCTGGCCACTGGCCAGCTGGGTCACGATGTCAGTGGTCTGGTAGCCCAGCGCCTGCAGCTGGCGCGCGGTGACCTCGCCCTGTTTGCCAAAGTTGAGCATAGCCAGGCGCGAGCGGTCGGCCTGGTCACCGGCCCGGCCGAGCTGCTGCGCGACACGGCCGATGCCGGCCTCGCCGGCGCTGGTGTCAGCGCCGATGCGGTACTGGATGCCGCGAACGTCGAAGGCCACGGCTCGTTACCTCGCAGTGGCCAGCGCGCGCGCAAAGCGCTGGTCGAAGGCGGCCTGGAAGCGCTCGGCCGCGGTGCGCTCAGCCTGCGCGTGGAAGGCCAGCAGCCGCTTGTAGGTGGCCCCGGTAACGAAGAACAGCACGGCGCGCACGCCGCGCTTGTTGAGCACGCTCACCTTGCGGCTCGAAAGCTGGCGCTGGTAGATGCCGGCGCGCAGGCCCTTCACCTGGCCGGGCTGGATGACGAAGTACTCCACGCCGAACGGGCCGCCCAGAAAGCCGCGCTGCTGCTTGGTGAGCCTGCCACCGCGCAGCCGCTCGCGCCCGGCATCGGTGGTGTTGCTGCGCAGGCGCCTGCCGCTGCGTGCGGTGTCGCCATAGGCTTGGAAATACGCCAGGATGTGCAGGATCTGCCGGCGCGACCAGTTGCCGTACACGTCGATCTCGGCGGCAGGGCCGGGCACGGCGTACATGCCCTTGGGCAGCACGCCCTTGGCCTGCAGCAGCTTCTCGCTGCGCTTGAAGCGCCGCGGGCCGCCGTACACCTCGGCCAGCAGTGGCTTGCCGCCCGGCAGCTCTTTGCCGGTGCCCTGGTCGGGGATGTAGATCTCGCCGGCCAGCGTGTCGCGGGTGGCCAGCTGCACGCGCGGGCTCTTGAGCGTGAACGGCGTGGGCCGGTCGAAGCTGCGTTGCATCAGCGTGATCTCTGCCGCACGCACGGCGAACAGCGTGTCGTTGATGGCGCCGACGGCCGCAAAACGCGCCTGCTTCTGCAGGCTGCGCAGGTGCTGCGCCTCCTGGCGGAAGTTGTGGGTGACGGTGAAGCCGACCATCAGCCGCCCCCGCTCAATGGCTGCGGTTGCGCGCCTCGATGGCCTTGGCCTCGAGGCAGCGCAGTTGATCGAACAGCACGGGCCACTGGCGCGGCCGGTGCAGCCGCAGCTCGCGCGGCACGAGGTGGCGCACACCCCGCTCCACCGCGGGCACCGCCTCCAGCCGCAGGCCCGTCCACACGAACCCGAAGCCGGTGGCCACCGCCTGCCACTGCGTGGCCATGCCGAGAAACACCTGCACCGCGTGCCAGTGCTCGGGCCACACGCGGGCCTCGGCCTGCAGCTGCGCCCGCTCGGTGAGCACACGGCGCCACTCGGCGATCTGCTCGGCGCTGGCGCCCCAGAGCTTGAGATCGTGCAGGGGCGTCTCGTCGATCTCGGTGGTGGGGCCGCCGTTCGCCCATTGCTCGGCGACCTCCGCTAGTTTTTTTCCGCGGCCGGCGAGCGCGAGTCCCAGAATGCCTTGACGATGGCCGCGGCAGCGCCGGGCACGTCGAGCGCATGGCCGAGGTTCTGCGGCGTAAACGGCAGGCTGGCGCCGCCGTCTTCGACCTTGCGCCAGTCGCGCACGATGCGCGGCACGACGTCGCGGTCTTTGAGCTGCTTGCTCATGATCTCGCGGTTGAGCGCCTCGAAGGCCTCGACGCCCACGCGCACGAACTGCACCTCGAACTCGTACTCGGCCAGCGCGCCGGCTTCGTCGCCGCCGGCCGGGGCCTGGAACTTCACCGGCCACCAGTAGGCCGGGGTCTTGTCGATCTTGAACATGGTGCTCAGGCTCAGTAGCTGGTGACCAGGCGGAACTCATCGTTGCCGGCGCTGGGCACACAGCGGATGTCGAACCCGTTGAGCAGCGACTTGTTGAGGTCCACGTAGGTGGGGTTGATGAGCTGCATGAACGGCAGGTACACCAGGCTCTTCTTGGTGGCGGTGGTGCCGTGCTCGATGGCCAGCGACTGCAGCGTGTTGGCGCGCAGGCTGGCCATGTGCGTCACCTCCTGCGCGGCGGTGAGCTCGAGGTCGATGTGGCCGGTGACCTCGCGGTCGGTGATCTCCATTTCCTGCAGGTTGATCAGGTGCTTGAAGTTGAGCGAGTTGCCGAAGGCGAGGTCGAGCCCGGTGCTGGCGTAGTCGGTGCCGCCGGTGATGGCCGGCGCCCCGGTGGCCGCCACGCTGCCGCCGAGCTTGAAGTTGGGGGTGAAGGGGTCGGTGACGACTTGCGGCACCTGAAAGCCCGTGAGCGTGACCGCGGGCACCGCGACGGCACTCTCGCTGTTGTCGATGCCCTGAAAGCGGAAGCTCAGCATCGGGATCTCGCCCACCTTGAGCTTGACGCTCATGTCACCGCGGGCGCCGCCGATCTTGTGCTGCACGCCGGCGTAGTTGCAGTAGAAGAACACCGACTCGAGCGCGCTGCTGATGGGCGTGTAGTCGGCACGCGTGCTGGCGATGAGGGTCTCGGCCAGGCCGCAGGCGCGCGCCAGCGGGCCCCACGCCGGCGCCACGCCGGCGGCCGAGGCACCGACCAGCTCGACGTCGAAGCTCACCGACTTGAAGGCCGAGCCGACCAGCTGCTCGCTGGCGCCGAAGTACGGCCGCAGCAGGCCACGGTCGACGTTTTGCGCCTCGAGCGGGCGGATCTGCAGGTTCGACACCAGCATCGCGTTGGCGGCGCCGCTGGGCGTGGGGTCGACGTTGTAGGTGGTCTCGATCTTGGCGAGGATCGCGAACTGGCGGGTTGAGCGGCCCATGGTGCGGGTCTCCTAACTCTGGGGTGGAGCAGCCCTGCCTACGCCCCGGCCGACGCGAGGCCGGCCGGGGTTTCGGCGCCGGCATCGCTGCCGGCATCGCCGCTGGGTGTACCGGGTGGCGCTTCGGCCGCGGCGCGCGGGCCCTCGACCTGCTCGAGCGAGCCGTCGGCATGGCGCACGTAGCTGCCGCCGGAGGTGGGGTTGGGGGCGGTGGTGTCGGGTGCCATGCTCAGGCCTCCAGGGAGTTCGATGCGCTGCGATGGCGCAGCTCGTACACGGCCACGGTGGTGCCCAGGCGCGTGCCGGCGGCCTGGCCGTCGAAGGCGAGCTGCGGCGCCGCCATGTAGTACAGACGGTCGCCTAGCGACGGGTCGGCACGCAGGCGCTGGTGCACCAGGTTGTGCAGCACGCGGCTGGCGCGGCCGCCGGCGGTGCGATCGTCACCGCGCGCGGCGCAGGTGATGGCCAGCGAGGTGCTCCAGTCGATCGGGCCGGCGTCGCCGAACTTGCTGTCGTCGGGCGTGGAGCCGGTGAGCTCGACGCGCACACCGTCGAGCTCCGCTTCGCCCAGCGTGTCGAGGTCGATCTCCTCGCCGATGGGCCCGCTGCACACGGGCACCGGCAGGCGCAGCAGCTGCAGCACGGTGTCGACGAGGAGATGCTCGCGAGCGTCGACCATTACCAGGACAGCGACCTTTCACCGGCCCAGCGAGCGGCACTGACCCTGGCCGACGCCTACCTCACGTCGCCGGCCGACATGAGCGAGTCGGCCGAGCAGGAGGTCGCGGAGCACTTGAGTGCTCTCCAGGCCGTGGAGGTGGTGCTCAAGCTCATGGGCTTCAGCAGCGACAAGGTCATGGTCGCGCTCGGCCTCGACCTCGACGAGGTCCGCATCTTCACGATGGATTGATGGCGACCTGCGACCTCGTC